TGGCAGAAAGCCAGCAAAGCGTATCTCGCTGCCCATCCGCTTTGCGTTAAGTGTATGGCGGAGGGGAGATACCGGAAGGCTACTGTGGTTGACCATATCGTTCCGCACCGGGGAGACAAGACACTGTTCTGGGATCAGGATAACTGGCAGGCGTTGTGCAAGCCTTGTCATGACAGGAAAACCTGGACGGAGGACAAGACCCCGGAGTACCGGTACTGAAAAAATAAAAAAATATTTTTTTATTGCCCTTACAAACGCCCTCTGAAAAATCTTAATAGTAGAGGGGCGTGAAAAACCTCTCCCCAACGGCTGGCGATTCAATCAGCCGCCAACCACATGTAACTGACAGAGACTTGAATTGGAATCCGACCAGCCGTCTGGGTGTTTATGAAACAACTGATAGCTGGCCGGGTTCTCTCTTCAAGTCTTTTCAAATGCTGACTGTGTGCAACGAAAGCGTATAAGACCGGAGGAATGGATGGCAGAGAAACTAAAACTGAATCCCTGCGCTGTCTGCGGAGCAGAAGCCCTGCTCCTTATGGACAAGGATTTCTACGCAACAAGGTGCAGTAATTCCGAGTGCCCGAACAGCAGGTACGCGACCTACGATGATCGGGATGCCGCTGTTGCCGGATGGAACAGGGAGAACCCGACATGAGCAAGGCAACGGGATGCAACAGACACGTCTGGGAAGGCTGGACGGTGCTTGACTTCATCGAAGCCCTGCAGCCGCAGCTCGACATGATCATGGCAGGGCAGAGCTGGCGGAACCCTATCCGCTCCCGTGCGGAGCTGGAGAAGTGGTGCGCAGACAACCAGCCCTATTACAAACACCCCATCCCGGAGGTTGCGGACTATTTCGCTGACCGCTACGGGGTCAAAGAGTAAAGAGTAAAGAGTGAGGATGCCAATGGAAAAGAAAAAGGAAACGGAAACGAGGGTCGGCATCGGCTTTGCCGAGGCGCTGACGCTGCTGTTCATCGCACTGAAGCTTTGCGGGGTCATCAGCTGGAGCTGGATCTGGGTTTTGAGCCCGATCTGGATCACGATTTCATTTCTGGCGTTGCTCGCCATCGTGATCATCCTGATTGGCCGCTGGGCTGACCGTCTGTAGGTGCCTGCGAGGGGGCCGGGGGCGGGTCAGATTCTGTTTTAGGCGCCCCGGAGAAGACCGGTGGGCCCTCTTTCGTGAAAAAACGCAAAATTGACAGGCCGGGGGCCTGTTAAAGCCTGCTGATATTTCGGCGCAAAATGAAACTGTCATTCCGGCGCGGAATGAAACAGGCCCCTCGGTTGCCATCTGAAACGGACCAAAGCGCATGAAAACCGCGAAACAGTGCGGAAACCCTCCGCAAACACTGAATTTTCCGCGATTCTCATGCATTTTTGTCTGCTCCGGAAAAGTTGTGTTCCTGCCGCGAAAGCGGCGGGCGAAGCCCGTGTGGTTATCACCCAGGGAAGAAGGGACGGAGTAGAAAAGCTGTTTTCGGGCCGCTTTGAATTTCGGGTGTATTTTGAGATTTTCCGCAAATTACCCCCTGTTTTCGGCGCGTTACGAAAACGGCGCAAAACGAAAACACGAGAGCGGAGAGTGCGGGCGGAGCCTGTTTCCGCTGGAAAGGAGGGCGGTGCTTTGGGAGAAAACGATCCGATGTGGACGGACGGAACTGAACAGGAATTCATGGCGTCGCTGCCTTCCGGCGTCTGCCCTGAATGCGGAAACCCGGTTTACCAGAACGCCAGGGGCAGGAAAAAGATATTCTGCTCGGAAGCGTGCCGGTTCGCTTTTAAGAACAAGCATCCGAAACCGGAAAACTGGAAATCAACGAGGAAAGCGGTCTGTCCGGTCTGCGGGAAGGAGTTTCTCGCAAGCCGTGAGTATGGCGGGATGCAGAGAAAGTATTGCAGCATTGCGTGTTCCAACAGGGGACGGGCGAGGAAAAGGAAGGAAGAATGATTGAAGCAATTATGAACCTGCTGCTGGCAGCGGCCGGCATCGCGCTTTTGGCCTTGTGGATATCCGCGCTTGGCAACAGCGACGGGGAATGCCACTACGGCGACTGCGAGCGATGCCCGTATGAAGGCGGCTGCCCGTGGGAAAGGAGAAAGTGATGGATTCGCTTGAAGAGAAACTGGAGGCTGTTCTGAACGACCCGGTGAACCATCCCAGCCATTACACCGATGGGCATAAGATCGAGGTGATCGAGTTCCTGGAGGACTGGATGCTGCCGTTCCACCTGGCAAACACGGTCAAATATATCTGCCGTGCCGGGCGCAAGGATCCCGCGAAAACCGTGGAGGATCTTGAAAAAGCAAAATGGTACCTGGGCAGGTATATCGACTATCTGAAAAAGCAAGATGGGCAGGAGGGCGGCGTGAAATGAACGTGAACATTCCCGGACAGGGCAAAGTCATCGGGTTTTACGGGGCGGACGCGCAGGCCATGGTGCACATGGAGGAATGCGGCGAACTGATCCAGGCCATCAGCAAGATGCGCCGGGTGAAGAATAAAGGCGGTGATGACACCGAGGCTTATTACAACCTTGTGGAGGAGATGGCTGACGTCCTGATCTGCCTGGAACAGATCCAGGAGACCTACGGCATCTACGATACCGAGATACAGGCCATGGTCTTCAAGAAGTGCCGTCGGCAGGAGGAACGGATCTATGGGCATGTTTGAGCGGATCATAGCGGACAACATCTTCATCGACTTTGGATGCGAGATCATGTACGGCGAAGACCAGATTTACCTGGATTATCCGGCCCGCTTTGCGACGGTCCAGTTTGAACTGATGGGTACCAGCCTTTTGTGTGAGCTGGCTGACCACATCCGCAAGGAAGCAGGCTTTACCCCGCTCCATCCGATAGATGAGTACACAGAAGAGATGTGCGACCAGGATGCCTGGTACAGTTTCTACATCGGTCTCAACGCCTGGGACGATACGAAAGTGGACGCCTGCATCGAGGCGGTGGTCTGTAACAGTAGCTCCGCTGACGAAGGCGAGATGTACACCATCGATCTGAGCCGGGAGGAACAGGCTGCCATGCATAACCGCCTGGATGAACAGTGCAGGAAGTACCTGGGGAAATCCTGCGAGGAACTGCTGGCTGAGGCGGGAGAGGAGATGGCAAAGGGATTATGAGAAAGAATCTGGAGCGGGCCATCCGCCTGAATCCCAAAGTCCCTCCCTGCCATGGATTTGTCCGAAACAGAATGGGCTGCTATTCAACCATCGCTTTTGCCCTCCGCTATACGGACTTCCTGATCAACAGCGCGGAAGGCCACAGGAGATCGGCAGGGCTGGAGCCTTTGATCTGCTGGGACGATGAGATGGAAGAGTACATGATCGACGGATCCTATGACTTCCATCTGGAGATGAATGACAGGCCGGGAAACCGCGTCGAAATCATCATCCGGTATGTCACGGAATCAGATATGGGCGGTGATGCGGAAGACGGGAAGGCGCGCAGTATACGGCTGACCAGGGAGGAGCAGGATACATTGCTGAAGCAGCTGGACATGCAAAGCAGGCAGCATTTCGGAAAAACCTGCGAGGAGCTGCTGGAGGAAGCAAGAAACAAATGGAGGTCTGAAATTGAAGGTCATCAAACGGAACGGCGCTGAGTCGCTGTTCAATATCGATAAGATCATCGCCGCGATCGGCGCGGCTAATACGGAAGTTGCCCCGGATGACAGGATGACGGAGGACGATGTCGTGTTCACGGCCACCCTGGTCACGGGACGCTGCGAGGCACTCTGCAGGAGTGTCGGTGTCGAAGAGATCCAGGACATGGTGATCGATGAACTGGATAAGGGCGGCTGGCACAGGCTTGCCCGGCATTATTCGGATTACCGCCTGCGGCATGAAATGCTGAGAAAAAAGAACAGTACCGACGCGAGGATCCTGGCGCTGCTGAGGCACGACAGTGAGATCGCGAAGCAGGAGAACGCGAACAAGGATCCCATCATCAATTCAACAATGCGGGACTACCTCGCCTCCGAGGTGTCCGAGGACATCTGCCGGAGATACATCTTTCCGGAAGATGTGATCCACGCCCATGACGAGGGCATGATCCACATCCATGACATGGGATACGTCAGCGGCCCGATCTCCAACTGTGAACTGGTCAACCTGGAGGACATGCTCCAGAACGGAACGGTCATCACGGATACGCTGATCGAGAAGCCCCACAGCTTTTCGACCGCCTGCAATATCGCCACGCAGATCATTGCCCAGGTGGCTTCGAACACCTATGGCGGGCAGACAATCAGCCTCGCGCATCTGGCCCCCTTTGTGGATGTGTCCAGGCAGAAATATATCAGCGAGATCAAGGATGAGTTCATGGCCATCGGCCGGGAGTTCACGGAGGATGAGATCAACCGTATGGCGGAGATGCGAGTTCGAAAGGAAGTGCAGCGCGGCATCCAGACCATCCAGTACCAGATCCAGACGCTGCTGACCACCAACGGCCAGACACCGTTTGTCTCCGTGTTCATGTATCTGGACGAGGTACCCGCCGGGCAGACCAGGGACGACCTTGCGCTGATCATCGCGGAGACACTGAAGCAGCGGTACGAGGGCATCAAGAACGAGGTCGGGGTGTGGGTCTCCCCCGCGTTCCCGAAACTCATCTATGTGCTGGACGAGGACAACATGACGGAGGACGCTCCCTACTGGCATCTGACAGTACTGGCGGCGCAGTGCTCCGCAAAGCGCATGGTGCCGGATTATATCAGCGCAAAGATCATGAAACAGCTGAAGGGTGATGTGTATACCTGCATGGGTTAACGTATACCAGCTCATGTAAAACCGGAAGAACGCAGGCAAAAGCGGTGTGCGGCATAAGCCGTGCTAACGGTGAAACTCACTGAAATGTGACAATACCGTGCCGAGCCATTACGCAATGCAGTCTTGCATCTGGAAAGGAAGGTGCAGGATGGTCGAAACCAGCAAATGCATATACAAAGCAACGAACCTGACCGATGGGAAAGTGTACATCGGTCAGACAAACAATCTTGAAAGACGGATTCGTGAACATCGCGCCCACGCTGTAAAAGATGGTGGCCCTTTTCACGATGAAATCCGCAAATCAGGTTTTCACAACTTCAGATTTGATATCCTTGAATGGTGCCGCTCCGAAGCCGCTGATGACAGGGAGCGGTTTTATATTGCCCAATTCAGAGAAAGCCTTGGGGAAGAAAATGTTTACAACTTCTGCGAAGGCGGACTCGGCGGGAAAACCCACGATGTGTCTGGTGAGAGTAATCCATCATTCGGAAAGAGCTATTCCGAAGAAGAAAGAGCAGCCTTGAGCGCAAAACTTAAAGGCAGGAAGAAGCCAGACGGATTCGGGGAAAAGATATCAAAGGCGATGAAAGGAAAACCGAAGTCCCAGGAACAGGTGATGAAGAAAAGTCACCCGATTTCAGTTGTGAGCGTCATAACAGGAGAAATCCTGCATTTCCGTTCCAAGACAGAGATGCAGAGGGTTCTGAAATGTGACCCTGGGACAATCATGAAAGGCCGGGTAACTCATAACGGATTCAAGCTTTATGAGGACAAGATTGCCGTTGCGTAATGGAAGGTGTAGAGACTATCGAAAGCATGCGGAGAGTCCGTAGAAGCGAGTAGAGTAGGGTGGAGATTAGCACCGCTCGAAGCATCCGGGTAGCGTAAGCTACAAGAGATAGTCCAAACTGCTGAAAGGCAGAAAGTGCAGAGCGTTTTTAACACCAGATACCGTCGGACTGAATCCTGACGGCAGTCATAAATATTATGGCCGCTTTAACCAGGGAGCGGTCACCATCAACCTGGTGGATGTGGCCTGCAGCGCGGAAGGCGATGAGGAGCGGTTCTGGGAACTGCTGGATGAACGCTGCGAACTGTGCCATAAGGCGCTGCGCATCCGGCATGAAACCCTGCTGGGGACGCCTTCGGATGTAGCTCCGATCCTCTGGCAGTACGGCGCGATCAGCAGGCTGTCAAAAGGCGAGAAAATTGACAGGCTGCTGTATGACAACTATTCCACCATCTCCCTTGGCTATGCCGGGCTGTGCGAGTGTGTCTATCGGATGATGGGCTGCTCCCACACAGATTCGAAAGGCCACGACTTCGGCGTGAAGGTCATGGAATTCCTGAACAAAAAGACGGCTCAGTGGCGGGCAGCGGAGAACATCTCCTATTCCCTCTACGGTACGCCCATGGAGAGCAGCACCTACAAGTTCGCGAAATGCCTTCAGCGGCGCTTCGGAAAAATCCCCCATGTGACGGATAAGAATTACATCACGAATTCTTACCACGTCCATGTGACGGAGCCCATCGACGCCTTCTCCAAACTCGGCTTTGAGGCGGAATTCCAGGCGCTTTCTCCCGGCGGTGCCATCAGCTACGTGGAGGTGCCGAACCTGCAGAATAATATCCCGGCTGTGCTGGCGGTCATGAGATATATCTACGACCATATCATGTACGCGGAGCTGAACACGAAATCTGACTACTGCCAGGTGTGCGGTTTCGATGGGGAGATCAAGGTTGTGGAGGATGACGGCAAGCTGGTCTGGGAGTGCCCGAACTGCGGCAACCGCGAT